TACAATCGGAAGGACTAATCAACCAGGATTTGAGAACAAAAGGTATATCAGCGTACCACGAAATAAAATGGTTGGACAAGACCCTACATTCTCTAATGGACAATGGGAAGTAATTATAGTACCTAATACCTGTCAATTTATAGGATCTATGTAGAATGTTAAACAAGAAGATTGATTACATATTAGTTCTAGATCTAGAAACTTCTAGTAAGGATCCTAATCCTAAACTATTCTCTGCTAATCCTTACTATATGGATAATAAGATACTTGCAGATGGTATCTTACAGTATGATCCTAATAATAGTGATCATACCATACAGGAAGATTATTGTTTAAGAGAAATAAATTGTGAAGTAGTACAAGATTTTAGTGGTGAATCAGATTCTAATGTATTAGTAGTAGGAGCTAACCTATCGTTTGATATTGGTTATAAACTTAGACAAGAAATTTGGAGAACTAAAATAGAACAAGATCAGATCAGAATCTGGGATGTTCAGATAGCTCACTATATTCTTACTCACCAGCAACATTTATATCCTAGCTTAGATGCTATAGCTATTCATCATGGGCTACCCACTAAACCCAATAAGGAAGAAATAACACAAGCTTTTGAAACCGATACATTCCATCTATTACCTGAAGAAACTAAGAAGGAATACCTTCAACACGATGTAAGAACTACTTGGGAAATCTTCAAGCAGCAAGTAAAGCAAGTTAAAGAAAGAGGATTAATGCCTCTAATAGAGGCTGAAATGCAAGCTCGTCTCTGTACTATTGTAATGGAATATAATGGATTAGATTTTAATACAGATATGGCTGATCGCCTCATAAAAATTAATCAAGAAAAGATTCTTGGTACTATTAATGATCTACATCATATATACAAAAATGATACACGATATAAAGGGTTAAATTTAGATAAAGATTTCTCTATGACTTCTCCTAGGAATATCTCCGCCTTTCTTTTTGGTGGAGAATGTACCGAAGTAGTAAAAGAACCGGTACACAAAGGAGGGCATCCTGTTAGAATTAAATCTGGTCCGAATAAAGGGAAAATCAAAACAGTAAACCTAAGAGTTATCAAGAAAATAACTCCTATTTTAGATCCTAGTAATTATGAAGGCATCAAATTCTTACCTAAATCAAATCATTTTTCAGTAGATGAATCTATACTTAAAAAGATTGGTAAAGACTCACGACTTATTTTGACAGTTCTTTCTTTTGTTAATCTTGTTCTAGAAATTAAAGCTCTATCTAAAATAAATAATACCTATCTAGTACCAATGGGTGATATGTTAAGAGGCCCTAATAATAAAATACACACAAATATTAAGCACGTATCTACTGGTACCAGAAGGTTATCTTCTAGTAATCCGAACACCCAGAATATACCAGATGAAGTAAAAGCTACAATACAAAGTGAAGAAAAGAGTATACTTTTAGAGGCTGATTATGATACACTTGAACTTAAATGTTTAGCTGATAGATCAGGAGACACAGAACTAATAAAGGTATTATCAGATCCAAGTATTAATGCTCATGAGGTAACAAAAGATGCATTTGGAGTATCCTATCATCAAGCTAAAACCTTCCACTACATGTTAATCTTTGGTGCTGGTGTAAAGGCTATGGCAGCAGCTATGGGAGTTACCACAAAGCAGATGAAAGATTTTAAGAGAGCTTGGTGGAATATGTACCCAATGGCAGCAGACTATATTGAAGACTGTAAAAGAATGGCTAGAAATAATATATACGTTACCGACGAAGGCATAGAAGAAACTTATATAATTGATCCTTTAACAAGGGCAGGGTATTCATTTACTGAATGTGAAAGTGACTATAGTACTGGAGTAGTAGATACTAATATACCTAAAATAATGAATTATCCGATACAGGGACACGCTGGCACGATACTTAAAATAGCTCTTTCGTGTGTCTTAGAAGAATATAGAACTATATGTTTTACACACACTAAACCTATACTTACAGTACACGATAGCATTATGTTAAGCATCCCAGATGCTAATTTAATTTATGAACCAAAGTGTTTATCTAGTTGTATGAATGAGAAAACACACGAGAGATACGAACAATTATTCGGGGTTCCGTTCCAAGTACCCCTCACAGTAACCGTTAAAGCCGGTTACACTTGGGACAAGATGGAAAAGGTATGAGAATAAGTGGAAGAATTTGAAGGAATTGTTGAAGCAAAGAAGAAAGATAAGACGGCTCTGAAGATTGGAGAGGATTGGTTTTCTTCTTATATGGGCATCAGCATTAAAGATGTTGAGCCGGGAGATCGTATTCGTTTTACGTTTAAAAAGAACGGTCGATGGAATAATATTCAAGGTGATGTAGATATTTTGGAAAAAGGAGACGGAGGTTCTACTAATATGACTAACCCCTCTAGATCTGAGGAACCCGTGGTTGTGAAGCAAGGCGATGTTCATCTTAAAACAGAGAGAGCAATCATCAGACAGAATGCTCTGACTAATGCTGTGAAGTACGCTTCTGATTTTGCTGACAGAGTTATAACAGAAGAAGAGTATAACACTCCAGAAAATATAATTGAGATTGCTAAGAAATTTGAAGCATATACATCTGGAGACCTAGATCTAGAGAACGCTAAGAAGGCTTTTGTAGAAACTTCTTTTAGTGATATTGCAGATTCACTGTAACTATAGGAAAATATAACGATGACGTACCCCTACAAAACGTTAGTAACTGGTGGAATTCTATCAAAAGAGAAAACTCATATATGCATTGACGGAACACTTCTTGCTTTTGTAATTGGGTTTGCTAATGAAAAGTGGGGGTACCTTGTTTCTTTTCCAGATGGTGCAACCGTGACTTGCGCGTGCAAGAAAGACGCTGACAGAATAATGAAAAATAAAAGTGATGAACACCCAGTCTTAACTAGGCACAGACTTATATATAACTCAAAAGAAGAAGTTATTAAAGCATTAGATCTAAAAATAGATGATATACATGATGATCTTTTAGAATATTTTGATGGCCCACCGTGGACTGTAATCGCTCTAGACGGCAAAGAGAATTTTAGAAAAGAAGTAAATCTCCCTTTTGCTTATAAAGGAAATAGAGATTATTCAGTTCATCCTAAATATATAGATGAAACTATAGAGCATATAAAAGATAAATATAAGTTTGAATCTACCACGCATTGGGAGGGAGACGACATACTAGGGTGTTCCGCTGAAGATTCTATTATGGTTTCTACTGACAAAGATCTCCTACAAATTCCAGGGTATCACTACAATTGGAAGAAAAAAGAATTACATTATGTAGACAAAGTTCACGGGCTTTTAAATCTAGGAGTTCAAATGCTAATGGGAGATACAGCAGATAATATCCCAGGTATTAAGGGAATTGGCATAGGAAAAGCTTCCGAAATGATAGAAGATCGCTACAGAACTACAGCTTGGTCTTCATATGAAGAACTTAAAAACAAACTTTTTTCCTTTATTCTTGCTGAAATGACAGCACATTTAATAAACAGGGCTCGGAAAAGAGGAGAAACTTTGTCGCCAGAAGAAGCAGTAAAGCTAGGAGCACATTGGTTTATTAGTAACTTAATAGCTCTGTGGATTCTCAGGATGGAGGAAGAAATGCTTGACTTCGTAGAGATACCCATGTTACACTCTGTATATGAGAACAATTACAAAATATCCTTATAAGAGTAAATTCGAAAAGTCCGTGGCTGAAAGCCTAGAAAGAAGGGGAGCCGACTTTGAGTATGAGGCGTATTCGTATGAATATACTCTTACTAGTTGGTACACCCCCGATTGGTTCATTAGGGATGGAATCGTTGTAGAGACAAAAGGAAGTCTAACTGCGTCGGAACGGCGTAAGATTTTGGCCTTTGTCGAACAACACCCAGATGTGGACTATAGAATCGTGTTTATGAAAGACAACCCCATAAGAAAGGGTTCCAAGACTAAATATTCTGACTGGGCTAGAAGCCACGGCATTCCTTTTGCAATAGGAGATATCCCCGATGAGTGGATCAAATAGAAAGACTGGAGATAGTGTAGAGTTTACGGACTTCCTCAAGGCAGCAGATGAGTCTCGTAAGATTGTAGACGATCACGTTGTAACTATACTAAGGGAAGTTATGGAATCTAAAGGTATGAATCCTGACGATGGCGTGGACAACGTACTTACTACAGGAGTAGCTCTTAATCTATTTCACGCATCCTTCACATTGCTGCTATCTCAGCAATTATTGGGAGATGATGTAGAGCATACTGATGACGCTATGGCTCTAGCTACGGGCCTCATGAACTTGGCAGCCAATCAAGTCATGCTGAGAGTACCCGGCATAGGAGAGAAGATTAGTGAAGCGATGGCAAATGCCGAAGCGGAGGCTAAATCTAAGTTACATTGAGTAGTATTAAAACAGATAAGAAGACTGAGATATCTCATCTTATTATACCGGATACCCAAGTTAAAGCTGATGTTCCTATAGATCATCTAGCAGCGCTCGGTAGGTATATAGTGGACAGGAAGCCCACTACTATTGTCATGCTAGGAGACTTCTCTGACATGCCCTCACTATCCTTCTACGACAAGGGTACTAAGCGCGGAGAAGGCCGAGATTACAATAAAGATATAGAAGCCACGCGCGATGCCATGGAAGTGCTCCTAGCCCCTCTCAAGAAACAAAAGAAACGTAGACCACGGATGGTCCTCACACTTGGTAACCACGAAAATAGGATAAATAAGTATGCTAACATACATGCTGAATTGGGTGAGAAACTTTCTATCAACGATCTACCATATGACGATTGGGAAGTATATCCTTATCTGGAAGCTGTGGAAATCGACGGTATTCTCTACTCTCATTTCTTCCCCCGAGGACCAAGTGGGGCCGTCATGCAAGACAGAAACGGAGCCCCGTCAGCCAAAGCACAAGTCCAACGAGAGATGCAATCATGTACAGCAGGACATAAACAAGGGCTTGATTACTATATACAGCAGACTGGAACAAGAAGGGCGCATGGACTCATCGCCGGTAGCTTCTACCAGCACGAGGAAGACTACCTCACTCCTCAAGGGACCGCCTACTGGAGAGGTATAATCATCAAGCACGATGTAATTAAAGGCATGTATGATCCCATGTTTGTTAGCATGGAATATCTTTTAAGGAGATATAAGTAATGACCTTCACTAAAAAAGACTTTAAACTAGAATGGTTTTCTGGTACTGGTGGGGGAGGACAACATAGAAATA